ATCTGACAAGCTTCTTCTATTGTTTTTCCTTTTAACATGTCAACAAACATAGTACTTGATGCTATTGCTGACCCACATCCATATGTTTTAAACTTGACATCCTCAATGATATGTCTGTTACCATACAACTTACATTTAATCTGCAATTTCATAACATCACCACATGCAGGTGCACCGACCATACCTGTACCCACATCTAAATCTGTAGGATCAAATCTACCTACTGAATATTTATCTGGGTTCTTTAAAACTCCTTCAAATCTATCAACAACTTTTTGTGAATATGCCATGTTATAGTGGTGGTTGTAGTTCTTTCATTGCAGTCAAAGTATTTAAACTTTGTCCAGCCATTTGATAAAACCCTTCAACATTATCTCCCAACATATTGTTAGCATATATACTCTTAGGTTCATACCATGTTTTTTGGTCTGGCATTGTAACTAATCTATAGTTATTAAAGTCTGGAACAAATCCCATGTAAGCTATGATAGTATTCTCCGACCCGTACTCTCCGGTCTCTTCTTGTTGAGTGGCTACATCATCTTGAGCATCTTGTATGTTTTGTGCCAGTATCTTATCAGCTACTATATCGGCTTCCGAAGCTGTGTTGCCGGTTGAAACTGACACATCAATTTCATTTTGTATAGTCTGTGTAGTAGTCGTATCTACGGATAAACTTGTAGAGACCGTCTCAACTTCCACAGCCACGGAAGACATTGAAGTATCGACACTGCTACTAAAGCTCATGTCAAGCAACTGGTTAGTTTGTACAGATGCAGATGCTATCTGATCTGACATACTTGGAGAACTGCTAGTACTCATACCACCACTAGAGCTAGACGATGCAGAGCTAGAAGCTCCTGTCGTTCCACCTGTAGCGTGTACAGAATTTCCTGACCTAGTACCACTAACACTAGCTTGAGCTGTTGTTATAGTGGATGCTACAACTCTTAACGCCATATCTCTACTAATGGAACTCTTACCTGTAGCCTCTTGTCTTTCTGCTACTTGAAATTCTTCTTGAAAAGTTTCTTCAAACTCCTCAACTACTTCTTCTCTTTCCAATCTTTCTTCTTCAACTTCTGCTTCAGCCATTCGTTCTTCAATAGCTTCAAAGATTTCTTCTACAACTTCTTCTTCAAAGAGTTCTTCAAGGAACTCCTCTTCCGGCTCTTCTGCATACGCAAGTTCTTCTTCTTCTGACCTCTCTTCATGGTGTTCTGTCTCCTCTTCAAACCATTCTTCTAGTTGTTCAACCGTGTCAAATTCTATAAAGGTAGTTGGTTCTCGATAGTCTTCTACAAGAAAACTTTCTTGAAACAAAAACTCTTCTAATAACATTTCATCTTGGTACTGCTGGTCATGTTGCACATCCCAATCGTCCATCATAACATCTACATCGTCATAAGAAGTCATAGGTGTTGTATCCCACTCAACTGTTCCATCTTCAGTAAACTGAACGTCTGCACCAAACCATTCGTCTACTTGCTCTTGTCCAAACTGTTCAGTATCTAAGGCGTACCAATCAGCATCGGTAAATCCTTCACACCTATTCTCGTAGCACGGGTCATTGGGGTCTAGCCATTCATCGTATTCCTCGTCATACCACATATCTTCTTCTTGATAACCGTAGTCTGTCTCTTCTTCGTAGTAAGCTATAGACTCTTCTTGAGTATAACCCCTACAAAAAGGTGCGTACTGTGGGTCTTGGTCACACTGCTGGTCATCATAAGCTTCCCAGTACCCAGTACAGCTGTAATCGTTGAGGGGATTACTACAGTCTACACCATTACCCGAGCCTGAACCAAACAAAGAACCACCGTTTTCTAATAATGTATTAGAAGAAGAGTCGTTCCATGTTGTATTTACACAGTCCTTAGTATTGGTCGAGCCTGTATTACATTTATCGTGGTATAAATATTGATAGAGTTCAGAGCTACCACTACCTACTTCTCCTATTAAAACATCATGGTTAATAATATCTAATGCTCCGTATCTAAACTCAAAGCTATCGTTTGCCCAGAGTATAACTTCAAAACTGTTATCAGATGCACGATTAAACTCACGCATATTATACCAGCCTAACACTGTCTTATCATTAAAACTTTTAGCTAACATGCTTGAATCGTTATCTCTTATAAGGTCAGTCCAAAAAGGTAACATTGTATAAGTATACTGAGAAGCTAATGGGTCTGGTGTGTAATCGTTACAGTAAGCTCCAGAGGTTTTAAAATGTAAACAACCGTTGGTAGCCATACGAGCTTGAGTAAATTCTTGACCATAAAAGTCAAACGTAAACCCTAGATTAAAAGCAGCCGAGACTTGGTCGTCTCCTGCATTAAGACTAGTAGTTCCTGATTGATTTGTAAGGTCTATTAAAGACTGATTAGCTTCGTATATGTACGTACTAGATACGTTTAAACTAAGCAGACACGCTATTGCGTAGCATAGAATTCTTTTTTGCATTGCCTTTTAGTTTTAGTTTTAGTTGTATAAATAACCTTGACTGCCCCAACAACATCTTTATTAATCTTGTCTCTGTTAGGGTTTCTATCGTGTGTGCATTGCTGTATATAAAGTTTTTCTTGTTCTTTTGCATCAGGTCTTCTTGAAGCATTCTCAGCCCAAGCCATTGATGCTTCTTTACCAATTTTACCTTGGTAAGGGCAAGGAGTACCTGCCATTTCCATAGCCTTAAATACTCTAGGGTCTTGACAAAGAATTGACACTGACGCTACTTTCATCCCGGTGTCATATAGGTACTTGGAAAGTTTTAAACGTTCACAGTTTGTGTCTGTAACTGTACGTCCTGTTGAGAACCCAAATACTTGCCCCTGAAACGCACCAGAACGCCCTACAGTGCACAGGTCTTGTGAGTAGGACATAATGCTCGGAGCTATCGCTGAAGCTGGTGGTGCTTTGCTCCTGACATTTTGATTTATTGTTTGAGTAGAGTTAGATTCGTTAATATTTCTGTTAGTGTTGTCAGATGTATTGTTGTTGTTGTTAGTATTAGTATTATCTGTTGTTACATTTGAATCTGACTTTGAAGTATTAACATTTGTATTACTATTAGTATTTGTGTTATTACTAGTAGCATTACTTGTGTTGTTTACATTTTGATTAACTGTAGAGTTTACAGTAGAGTTAGACGTAGACGTATTGTTATTAGTGTTCGTATTTACAGAAGTATTATTATTGGTATTAGTATTTGTATTTGCATTTGTAGCAGTACTATTATTTGTATTTGTGTTCGTGGAGTTATTGGTGTTCGTATTAACATTCGTGTTGTTATTCGTGTTAGCATTCGTGTTAGTGTTTGTGTTGGTATTGTTGTTAGTATTATTATTGGTGTTCGTATTTGTTGTCACCGTATTATTAATAGTAGTTAATCCATTGTCTTCACAGTACTGAGTACCAGATGTACAGTCACCTACTGGGTCTGCTTGTGCACCAAACGAAAGTGCTAATAGCCCTAGTATAAATAGTGGTCCAATAAACCCTAAATTTACATCTCCTCTTGTCACCCTCTTTCTCCTATTTGTCAGGGGTGTTTGAAGCCCCAAAGTAAAAACTAATTACAGCACTTGCCAACCCACCTAGATAACCAAGCACTAAGTTAATTAATGCTTCGCTATTTTGCTCTGGTGGTTGTAAAGTTACTAAAAATATGTAACCCATAAATCCACCAACCACAGCAATGCCCATGATACGTGCAGTCCAGTCTTTACTAAACTTACCACGTGCATCTTGTTTGTCTTCAACTTCTAATGAAAAGACATCGACTTCTAGTTCTTTCATCTGTACTTCAAAAGCTTGTTCAGCTTGTTTGAGTTGTAGCATCTGTTCAGGTGTGGCTACTGCCATAGCTTGATTGATAGACTTTGAATTATTAGGAACACCTAACACTTCAGAAATCATCTTAGCAGCCATACCACCCATAGGTCCACCCAAAGCAGTACCTAGTGTTGGAGCTACTGCACCTATTATGTTTGTTAATAATCCTTTCATTTTAGTCTCCTAATGTTATGGTTGATTTAAGTAAATCGTTTACCGAGTCTATTAAATACTCAGGTATATCTACACCTAGTATATCATCTTCATCGTAAGCAATCATATAAGCTTCAAGTAAGTTTTCATATAAAGGTCTAAAGTCTTCTCGGATAACCCAAGGTTCATTAGAAAGTGCTCGAGCTTTACAGTCTATTCTGTATGCAACATCTAATTGTTTTTCTGTATACAATAACATTATACTAAATTTAAAACTAGTTGTTGTAACTCTATGCTACGTCTACCTACTTGTTTAAACCACCTACTGTCTTCCATTTGTACAGCCATCTCTTTCCAATTGTTTTCTTTACAAGCTTTTAACATGTTACGAAACTTAGAAAGTCTTGTACCACCTAGGTTAAAACACATGTTGACTAACACCCGTTGAATGTCTTCTGGAAGATTATTAAAATCTTCTGAGCTTCCGAACACATGTATAGCTTCTGCATAATGCCTATCAAAGTCTATGGTATAGTATCTGTCTACAATCTTTTGAGATACAGGTGTACCTATTTCCCAATCGTATTCTTCGTCTTGTGGTTGACATAGATGACCAACTCCTAGAGTCTTATAACCTAAACTGTCGTTATAGATTTCTAGGACTTCGCCCTCGTGTCTTTTAATTTCCCACTTGCATAATTCTATGTTCATATTATAATCCTAATTTTAAAATTTCTAAATCAAGTGTTGTTACTTCTCCACCTACATTAATATTTAATCTATTTTTTTCTAAAGACTCTATTAAATCTAGTAACTCATTTGAATTTAATTTTTTATATTTTGGAGTTTTTAAAAAAACTACCTCACTTAAATTATTTTTTAAATAGTTTGGGTCAGAAATAGTTTTTGAAGTAGCCACTGCATCATAATTGTATTTTTTTAAAACTTTTGCTACAATATTTTGACTAGTACCTAACAAGTTTGTAGTGTAACTTTTTTCATTACCATATTTTCCTAGTTGAGGATTTTTGAGGTTAGTTAAATGTTGAATACTCCGCTCTAGTTTTAAATCTTTAATTTTTTCAGACTTAGGTGTAGTTTTAAATCTAACATAATTTCCTTTACCCACAGGCATTTTATCATACCCTTTATATTGTTTTTGTAATTCTTTAATTTCTTTATCAAGAAGTTTAGTAAATTTTTTACTAGGTTTTTGATCTATAAGATAAACTTTTTTTACATCTGCTGTATCAATTTTAAAAACAGAAGACTCAGTATTTTTACTAGATTTTAATAACCCATGATTTTTAGCTAACTCAATATTACCTGTTGTATAAAAACCACCGCTTTCATTAAATCTTTTAGTTGAAGGAGCAAATTCACTTCCTCTATACAAGTTTATTTTTTTTAATTGTTCAGCAGCTTTTTTACTTTTAGAACCTTTACTTAATAATTTAGCTCCTACTCCCAATAAACCAGCACCGGGCACAAACATTAAATAATCTAAGGGATTACTAGGGTCAAAAAGTAACCCGTCTTTACCTAACAAACCACCAAGAGCAAGTTGTTTACGTTTTTGTAGTTTACTATATACGGTACCACCACTATATTTAAATAGTCTTTCTTCCTCGTCTACCATAATATTACCAGCCATGACATCAAAAGGAATACCCGTTACTCGGCTTACCATTTCATCAGGTTCATCTTTAACATTAGGTACATTTAAAACTATGCCACCTTTAGAAAATTGAGCATAAGGATTCTTTGTAGGTTTTTCTTTAGGACTTCCTCGGGCTATTCTTCTAATTTCTTTTTTTGTTCCGTCACCTAAAAAAACATCGTAAGAAGAGTATCCCGGGAAATTAGTTGCTATAACTTCTCCAATTCCTTTTC